ACAAACATAGGGTGACCTGTGGCTACTGAAAAGTCAAAGCCTTTATCTGTCCCTGGTGTTCTAAAGAAAAACTCTACTCGTTCAAATCCTGTAATAGGTAATGTCTGTATGGCGTTAGTCGCATCAAGCAACGTCATGTCACCAGATAGAAACTTGCCATCTAAACTTTCGTATATGCTGATCTCTTGGACTAGACTTCTGATTGATAATCGTTTAGGTGTGTCTGATCCATCAAATGATTGATATGATATTAATATGACATCGCTTAATTCAAAAGCGCCTGGTCTATCTACCTTTGTAGGCATTAATTCCTCACTAGTTTATTAAATTCGTCTATAAATGTATTTAAGTATGATGGGTTAAGTAAATTGATTTGTCTTCTCTTGTCTTGTAGTCTTTGTTCAAACTCTCTATTAGACACACTCAGCGCCCCCGTAGCGTCACTGTTCACCTCTATTAGATATGAGTAGTCATCTGGTCCATTTCCTGTTCTCTTACCACTAGATTGTGTCAACTCATAGTGATGTATGCCTTCTGGATTAGTGTACTTCTCTTGTAAAAATGTCTCAAAGTTTTGTTCACTCATAGGCCAGTCATAATAAGCATCTGTTACATTGTTTGTAAGTAATACAACCCAATGATATTCTGCTGAACCAAAGTGTTTAAATGCTGTGTCTTCAGGTCTCTCTCCACTTGGTACATCATACTTGTCATACAAACTCATTTCGTTTATGACTTTCTCTCTAACCTTAACACGAGTCATTAGATCGACAACTATCTTCTGGTTACCATCGCCTTTTAAATCGTAAAATCCTTTTTCTATTTTTCTAAAATACATACTAGTGACCTATCGCTATTGTTTCTTTTGTCATTATTTCCATCTCTGTAAATGTCAAATCCATTTTAGTTAATACTGGCGCAGCGCCTTTGTCGTCACCTTTAAATGTAGTGAACACACCTTCTGGTGAGTAATCTATTGTCATGTCTGTCAATGCACATCTACTGATCTTTGGTATGTACATGTTGGCGCCATCTCTATACATGTATGTTATTTGAAATTGTGCTGGTGCTGTTAGATAACCTTCACCTGCTTTCTCTGGCATCATGTGAAATTTAAACATAGATAAAATCTTTTGTATATCGTCTTTCTCTTTCTCATTCTTTGGAGAAAACTCAAACGGATAATTAAATGTTCTAAATGGTACTCTCTCAAATACAAGTTCTGCGTTTGGATTAATTGATCTACCTAGACCTTTATCTAATGCGCCACCAAATCCTGGTAATGCTATTTCAATAGCAGCCTTTGAGATACCTTCTATAAATGTTTTACCTATATCACCAAGTTTTCCAGCTAGTCCGTTTAAATCCATTAGACCAGCGACTTGACCAGCAATACCTGTATCAACATTTCCATATCCAACTTTGTATTCAAATTTAGTTCCTTGTGATGGTGTATATAATATTATACTATCTGCTATTCTGTCTTGGTAAGCATTTGTCTTTGTGTCCATACCAGATGATTGTTTTCTTAATATCTTATCTGATAATTGAAATCCTTGTTTCTTTAATCTCTTTCCACGCTCTTGGTTTGTCAATCGTCCCTCACCTACTGTACCCATTGACTCTGGATACACACTTCTCATATCGCCGTCCATACCAGTACCACCATATCGTGTATCTGTATTTTCTATAATGTCAAATATAATGTAATGACCTTCGCCTAGTTGTGCTGTCTCTTGTGGGTAATATAAACTACCATATGAATATGGATTGGCCTCTGGCCCCATGTGTGCCACAGGACTTTTTGATAAGTCTAGTGGTGATTTGTTCGCAAGTTTAGCCGCTAGTTTCTTGGGTTGTCCCAAGGCAGCCATCTTATTAGTGAAACCACTTAATAAGTTACCGGCGATCTTTTGTTTAATTATGTTTGAAACCTTACTTGTAAAACTCATCTAAATATCCTTATGAGTATATTTATAACACAATGAGAAGATCATATAAAGGTTTATATCGTCCTATTAACCCAAACAAATATGTAGGTGATGTCAATAAAATAGTGTATCGTTCTTTATTAGAAAAGAAATTCATGCTACAAATTGACAATAATCCTGATGTTACCTATTGGGCTAGTGAAGAATTAGCGATAAGATATTACAATCCAGTAACAAAGAAATACCATAGATACTTTCCTGACTTCATAGTTCGGACTAGTAAAGGCGCCAAGATACTGATTGAGATTAAACCGTCTCGTCAATGTAAGCCACCAAAACCCCCTAAAAAGAAATCAAGAGCATTCATGCGTGATAGTTTTGAGTATATTAAGAATAGAGCCAAATGGCAAGCAGCAACAAAATATGCTGATGATAATAATGCTACGTTTAAAATAATAACTGAAAAAGATTTAGGTCCGTATTAGACAGCGATATCGCTTGTTCTAAAAATAGTGTTATCATCATTCCTAGAACCTATACTCATAGCTTGAGTTGTATTGTTTTGATTAACAGTCTTAACAGAGTTGTCTATAATAGCATTACTGCTTGATGAGGTTGTAGATGATGTTGGTAAGTATTCGTTATTCACAGGACTAGTTTTCATTCTCTCCATAAATGACATATCCTGATTTGCTGTTGGTGGTATAACAAAAGCATTGTCTTGTGCTTCAGTAGCAGATGTCATATCAAAGTTAGCAGCACCTGGCGCCGCCATCTCTACTTTAGAAAAGTCTGTTGGTTCACTTTGATTTAATTCTTTTCTCTCAACTTTGTCTATCTCTATACCTGGAATTTTGTTTATAAGACCTATCACACCATTGATAGCATCTATAAAAAAGTTTTGTATCTTGTTAAATATAGTTTTAAAACCATCAGCGATCTTACCTGGTATTTCTGCTACATAATCAGCAAACGCACCTAATTTTTCTTTTATTGTGTCTATATTATCCATTAAGAAATCAAATCCTTTTTTAAGAGCGTATAATCCTAATACAACTGCACCAACAATTAGTAAGTATGGTAACATAGCCATTAGTGCGCCAAGTAAACCAGCTGTAAATCCTTTTAACAACTTAGGTAATAGTTTCAATGGTTTCAACATGTTACCAAACATCATACCTAAGTCTTTGATAGCAGTAAATGGTGCAGTCAAGCCTTCTGTAAATGCTGATCCTATGTCTCTTAATCCATCTGGAACATATGTGTCTATTGTGTCATCAAACTTTTCTCTAAATGATTTCTTATCATCACCCTCTTGTATGTTTAATGTTTCAAGTGTTTTTGATCTCTGTTGTGTACTCTTAATTACTTTGTCGTTAGCCTCAACAAGTTCTTGTCTTTGTGATACATCTAACTCGCCACCTTTTTGTTGGATTTTGGAATACTTTTCGATAATCTTTTGACTATCTTTAATTTCTATGTTCTGTTTTTTAAGTAGATTCTTTTGTTCTTCTATCTCTGTCTGTGTCAATATAGATACTTCACCAAACTTATTAACTTGTGCTATAATGTTTTGTGTTCTTAATTGATTGATAGTTTCTTCTGATTCTCTAGCTCGTTCTGTTCTTTCATTTAAAAACTTATTCAAGTCTTTACTGTACATGCTTAGATCAACACCCATTTTATTAACTAGGTGATCAACCTTAGCCAATCCGTCATTAAATCTATCTATTGGTCCAGCAGATAAGTCTTCTGTTATCTCTGTCACCATAGTCTGTATTGATGGTACAACTGTTTTAGAAGCAGCCTCTAGTGATCCTTTAACTTGTGCGAATATAGCTTGACCTATACCAGATACAATTTCAGCAACTTCTTTCTTGCCGCCTTTAAAGTTAAATCTTGTGTCTGGTAAAGCCATTGTTTATTTCTTTTGTATCTTACTTGATTTGCCATTAACATATAATCCAAACCATGCTGCGCCAGCACCAACAACAACAGATACAAAACCTGCTTGTGCGTTGTTAGGATTCTCTAGTGCCATGAACCATGTCATAGTGTTATAAAATACTAATCCGTATAGAGCCATCATAACTCTTGGAACAGTTCGCCAATTTGATAAAAACTGAGGTAATTCTTCTTTAAAGAACCACCATACATTTTTAATTGTTTGTTTTCCTTGTTCTATCATTTTTTGTCTCGCCTTCGTTTTTCGTTTTCTTCTTTTATATAGTTGGTTAACATACCAACATATATCTCTTTTTCCCACGGCATTAGATTGTCTAACTCCGTCAATGAATATTTATGATGTTGCATAAGGGCAAAATTGGTTTCATAATAGGCCTGTAGGCTATTGTGGGACAGGCTTATTGAAAAAAATCTTGTAATCCCTTAAATGTCACCTTACTCTTAACACCAGTCTTTGGATTGGTTACCTCAACTTCATGTCGTAATTGTGGCATTGTATCAAAAAACTTTCGTATCTTCAAAAATGCTTGTTGAGATAGACCTTCTAAAAATTCAACTAGTTCTTTCTTTGTACTATCTTTCGCAGGATATGTTTTATCACCCTCATAGATATGATCAATACAACTGGCGACTACACTAAACATAGTATCCACGTTTTCTTTGTTCATATCAAAACCAGCCTTGGTTATACCTAGCGATGGATAGTTCAATACTAATCCTAGTTTTCTTTCTTCGTCTATAACAACTTTGTTATTATGGTCATCATCTACTTGTACTTCAACAGTAGATAAATCTAATTCTACGTCAGCAGCAGTCATCTTGTCGTCTGGACAAATAACTTTGAAGTTAGCAACTTCACCTACTGATTTACTTCTTATTTGTAATAACAAATATTCTATGTCAAACATTGGTAGTGTGTCTATATCAAGTTTGTCAAATGTACAAGTTGTCAATATACCCTTTGTTGCATTTACTATTTCGTTATTGTCTTTTGATTCCATAGCCACGAGTAATAGTTTTTCTTCCTTGACTAGGAATGGTCTAAACTGTACTTGCACATCACTTGATGGTAAAGTCAATTCATATCTTGGTGTCTCAATTGTTGGTAATGCCATTATGTTCTCCTTATAATATTAAATATTTAACGGTGGTATTCTAAATGGTGGGAATACTCTACCGCCTGTAATTCTACCGATTGGTGCTTTCTTCCTTAGTTCATTCAACACGTCTCGTCCTGCTCGTCTTATCTCTGGTGGTAACATACTAATTAATCCACCAAATATACCACCAGCTCTTTTGACTGTTGGTTGTTTGAAATCACCTTGTCCTAAATCTATTGTACCATTTCTATCTATGAAATAGTTAACCCAGTTTCTAAATGAAAATGTAACAGTAAATGTTTGTACTGAATTCGCCTCATGGCTGAATCCTACTTCACTAATTATTCTTGGATATGCACCTAATAGTCTAACTGCATAGGTTACATCATCTCTTTCATCTCTACTAGCAAAACTACCTAACGCCATAATGTCTATTGGCGCAACATAGTTATCGTAGTAATTAAAATTATGTGTAGTGTTACTGAATGCTGCCTTTTGCCATATCTCAAAGAAAGTTCTTTCTCTCATAAACTTGTCTGTGTAAAATGTAGCAGTAATGTCAGCAGAAGTATAATCGTAAATAAAACTTCTTGCTGGTCCATTATGTTTAATTTCTTTTGCTGTTGCTTCTCTATTTGGCATAGATATCTCACTACAAAATGCTTGAACACGTCTGTGTGTGTTATCTGTTCTCATTGACTGCACTAATGCATCTGATGAGAAACCTTGCATTTCATCTTGGTTACCATTTCCAATAACAGCGCCTTTTGGTAAACCAAACTCAACATAGAACCTAGCCTTTCTTTGAAAGCCTTCAGCCTCATTGACCATGGCTTGAAATCTACCCATAGTAGTTTCAGGATTACCACCAGCCTTTTGTCTTAAACGTGGATCTCTTTGGACATCATCAAGTGACCTATCCCTAGGCAAACCTATTCTGATATCGTATCCACCAATTCTTTTCCCGCCTCTTAATATTGCCATTAGTATGGTTGTCCTTTTCTAAACTGTTGCACTGGCAACATAACTGCCAACGCTGCTTCATCAAAATCAACTCTTAAAAAGTTTGATCTGACGTGACTATACAAATATTTTTTGATAGTCGTTTTCGCAATTCTTACATTCTTAATGCCATCATAACTAGCATTAATTCTTGTTGATGATTTCATACCACCAGAAGCATACTTTTGTAAGTTGTTCAATAAACTAATTCGTTGAACAGGTCTTATATAGTGAAAGTTCATTCCCATAAATCCACCTGGTATTGTCTCTAAAGGTAATACAAGTGGGAACCTATCATACAAAGGTAATGTCTTCTTATATTTAGGGTCATAATAGAAGAAATTTAGTCTTCCTCTGCTAGGAATACCATTTAATTTGCCTGACCTCATTAGGGCCGCAGCTGTGATACTATCGCCAAGTGTAGCAACAGTTTTCTTATACCAGTCAACACTTTTTCTTATGC